CAGAGGCACGCCCAAGGGAAAGCTCCTGCCCGACAAGAGACCGAGCGGCGAACGAACAACGCCCGGCGACTACCTGAGTGCTGGATACGAGGAATCGGGCGTCTTTCCCACCGGGGAGTAGGCCCGACCCTTGACCTTGCGGGAGTGAGCAGCTATGCCTTCGACGCTAACGCTGCAAGACTATGCTCAACTCGCACCCACCAACATCGAGCGGGGCGTCATCGACGTTTTCCGCCGAGAGTCCTTCATCCTCGACCGCCTGGCCTTTGAGGCGTCCGGGGGTCTGAGCAAGACCGTCATCCGATCTGCGGGGCTGCCTGCCGTGGGCTTCCGCAAGATCGCTGAGGCTTGGCAGACCTCCAAGGCGACCTTCGAGCCAGTGGCCGAGCGGGTCTTTGACCTTGGTGGGCAGATCGACGTGGACAAGATGCTGGTCAAGGCTGACCCATCCCAGATGGGTAAGCACACCGAAGCGTTCGTCACGGCGATCTCCTACGAGTTCAACGACTACTTCGTCAACGGGGACCCGACGGTTGACCCGGATGGCTTCACCGGCATTTGGTACCGCCTGGTGAACTACCTGGCCGCCCGTCAGACTATCCTCGGTGGCGGAGTGGACATCTCGCCGGACGCCGGGGCTGGCCTCTCGGCCAACTTCGACACCGTGCTCGACATGCTCGACAACCTGGGCCACGTCATCGACGGGCACATGCCGACAATTCTCGCCGCCAACGAACAGCTTTACCTTCGGCTCAGTTCGGCTCTGCGGCAGAAGGGGCTTTGGAGCCAGGACGAAAACCAATTCGGCCTGACCATCGCCCGCTACGGTCCTTCGGGGCCGGCGATCATCGACCTCGGCGTGATGGCCGACCAGGTGACGCAGATCATCGGCAACACCGAAGCTGACGCTGGCTCTGACCTGACCTCGGGAGACGCCACTTCCGTCTATGCTCTGCGGACCGGCGGGATGTACCTCGGCGGGATTCAACTCTATCCCGTTGACACCAATCCCATCGGCCTGCTGCAGGACGGGGTGACGTACCGGACCGTGATCGACTGGCCCATGGGGATCAAGCACGAGAACCCTCGTGCCATCGCCAGGGCCGTCGGCATCGTGGCAGCGTAAGGAGGAATGAGACCATGCAAGACTCAAACCTGATGCTGCTGAACGACGCCCTGGTCACAGGCACCGGAGCCGAGATCACAGGCGCATATCTCGATCTTTGGCAGACCAATGCGGATATTGGTCCGACCTTCGACGAGTATGAGGTTGCCGATCCCCCAGGGGCAGGCGGAGACATCCGCCCGCTCGTGTGGCAACTCACGGTTCGAGGAGCCTCGGCGGGGCTCTCCGATGCGGTCACGTTCAGCCTGCAGTTCTCGGACGATGGTGTGAACGAGAACGGGAACGTGGTCAGCTTCGGGGCGCTTCCTGCCACCGAGGCGGGCATCGACGCCGGTGTAACTCGGCGTGTCAGCGTGTTTCGACAGGGCCGGTTCGTGAAGTATGCGGCATCGGCCCTGACGATTGCAGCCACGATTGACAACGTGAGCCTGGGTCCGGTGGATGCGGGCGAGTACGGGGACTTCTAGCCCCGGTAGTCAGCAGCCAAACCAACTGAATATCAGGAGCCGCCCTGGACGACGCAAAGGACAGTGGCGGCTCCTGCGATTCTCCGCTATACTTGGGCAGCCAAGTCCGGCTTGCAGACCATCTTCCGAGGAGGAAGCAAATGGGAACGAGAGCTACACCACGAGCCCGCCAGATCGCCAAGGCCCACGACATCGACATTTCCTTGATCGAGGGTACCGGCAAGAGCGGTTACGTCCTGCCGGTTGACGTGGAGGCTTACCTGAGCGCCATGGCTCTGCCTCAGACCAAGGCGAAGGCCAAGAGGGCGAAGGTCAACGGCAAAACGGCGCCCGTGAGCCTGGCGATGGCCAGCCAGGGCGTCATTGATGCCCTGGTCAACGGGGCGGTCTTGCCCGTGAGCATCCTTCACAAACTGCGGTTCCGCCAGGATCGCCCGACCGGGGAGATTGACGGCGAGGACTTGCTGGCCTTACGGCCGACGCCCGTGGGTGGGACCTTCCGTTCCGACCCGAGCATGGTGTCCTGGTACGTGAACGACCGAGGGCACTTCAACTTGCCGGCGCCAAAACTCGACCTGAAACCCGACGCCGAGGAGCCGTTTGAACCAGGCTTCGAGCCCGACGGCGACAAGCAACCAACCAACGGCTTCGGTGTCACGGAGTAGGTCATGCTGACCCTGCACGAACTCACCCGCCAGGTGGCCAAGGAACTGAGGAAGGGTGGCATCTGGGAGGGCACATCCACCGCCGCAACCGACACTACCATCACCGACGCCACAATTGGCCTGGCGGCCGGGACAGTAGACGGCGGGACAATATGGTTCCTTTCTGGCGGCGTCGGGATCACCGGGGAGAGCAGGGTCATAACCACGCAGGCCGCCGGTGGCGTCGTGACTTGGAGCCCGGCGATTGCGATGGGGGCGGTCGAGGTCCTGAACTACATGATCTTTGGCAAGACCTGGCCCCGTCACGCCCTTCGGGATGCGGTCAATCGGGCGCTCCAGAATATAGGTGAGTTCGCTGACTACGACGCAACCCTTGACTCGGTGTCCCTTCAAGAGGACTACGCCATCCCCGCAACCGTGACCAGCCGTATCATGTCGGTTGAGATCAGCGCCTACCCCGACCCGGCCGGCGTGCCGAATCCGAACTGGAGGCTGCACCAAGCCTTCGATCAGTTCGAGGACACACTGCGGTTCCTGGCTAACCCGCCAGTGTGGGACGGGGTGAACAACATCCGGCTCGGGTTCAACATCATGCACCCGACGCTCGTTGCCGACGCCGATCAGATCAGGCGAGAGGTCATCCCGACCAGGCTCAAGTGGGAGGCGGTTGCCGAGGCATACATGCACCTGCTCGGGCCTCGGGATTCTGTTTCTCTGGACGAACAGACTCAGAACCTCTACAATCGAGCCGTCAGTCGGGCCAACGAGTTCCCGGCCCACATCAATCAGCCGCTCCCTGAGCCCATGTTGTTCCTTGGTGTTGGAAGCCGTGGCTCGTCGCTTATCAACCCCGACTCCATGGTGTAGCCCATGCCAGTCGTTGTTGGCCCCAATGATCCCCACAGCACCCACCACGTAGCCCTGGTAGCGGAGGACGGGACCACCCTGGGTCTCATTCTCTGCGACAGTCAGGGCAAGCGCCTGCCTTACTCGGTCGCCCGCAACAATCTCCAGAGCTTGCCGGTCAAGACAGCATCGGGCGAGAGCCAGTACAGCGACATAGAGCCGCCGTTTACCGTGAGTCAGCAATCGTCCTGGCAGAGCGGGCAGGGGCAGGAGCGATTCGAGGACAACAAGACGAAGTATGCCCGAGGTCGGCGGATACAGACGGCAAACGGAAGACTGACAATTGGGCCGATGGAGCACTACGCCGACGTTGTTCCCGATCCAGGAGCGGTGACGGAGGGGTTCGACGCCTCAGCAGGATGGTTGCCGGCCGAGGGCGGCGGTAGTGCGGGCATCGGTCGGTGGCCCATGTACCGTACCCATTCGCCGACATACATGGCCACTCGGTTCAGGCCGCTTGCCGACACCGACACCAACTACATCTGGATGATGGGCAGGGAAGGGGTATCGGGGAGCACGCCGGCGACCAGGTGGCATTGGGAGATTTGCGCCGACGACGCCGGGGGAGCGAAGCCCGGAACGGTGCTTGACTTCGGGGACTTCGTTGGACAGACGCCCTATAGGGGGCCGGTTTTGGAATGGGGCGCATCGCTCAACTCGGGCCCCATAACTCTAGCAGCCGGAACATTCTATTGGTTCAAGGCATTCGCCCACTCTGCTGCGACGAGCACCGACTTCGCTACGATGTGCTTCTTGGCGTTCGGGGCCGGCAGACCCGGAGAGCTCTCGGTCAAAAGCGACGACAACCTGGCCTGGTCTGCCTGGGACCACTCCCTGATGTTCTGGATCACGGAGTCGGCCGAGCAGAGCGATCCGTTTGGCGGGCACTTCTTCTTCTACCAAAGGGGCTTCTACTTTGTCACCAAGACCAGCGGCAATCCGACGACTGCGCCCAGGTTGTTCATCAACGGGTGGCGTGGGGCGGCCGACTCCAACGCCGGCCAAGAGGACAAGCTGATCGACGCTACCCAGACCGGGTGGGCCAACGATCTAGCGGTAGGATCAGTGGTTTACATCATCGGCGGGCCAGGGTCGCAAGAGGAGACGCCCTACCGATACGTCGTCGGCTCCATCTCCGGCGAACTCGATGTCAACTCCCCATGGCTGATAACTCACACCACGGCAACAAACTACGTCGTGATCGGGGCCGACGTATGGTTCGAGATCACCGGCCATGGCATGACTGAGGTAGTGAACGACGAGCCCATCGAAGTCGGCAGCAACTCAACGAGCAAGAAGGACATGATGTGCTACTTCGCCCAGGGCAGGAATAAGGCGATCCGGGTCATGCGGGAGTACAACAACGCCGGAGTGTGGACGAGGGATTTCCGAGACTGGAACCCCGGAGAGCGGGCCGAGTTCCTGGTATTGGTTGAGGACCCGACGGACGGATGGACAATCTGGAAGGCTGAGCAGGGTTCGATCACTGGCGTAGGGGCGCTGGCGCAGAAGCGATTGCCCACCTTCAACTATGCCGACTTCGGTGCGGCGCAGGGCTTCGGTGCCGACGAACTGATCGGCCACGACAAGATTGAGAACATCGTGAACCTCGTTGAGTACGAGGACCCCGACAATCAAGCTCGCATCCCGTGGATCATAGCTGAGAACCGGCTGCTTGCCCGCAGAAACGGCAAGTGGCGGTCGGTCAAACTGGACGAGCTCAGGGCCTTCGCATCGAAGTTCACGGGCAAGGTCGCCCTGGTCAAGGACACGTTCCTGTATATCTCGATGGCAGGCGGTCTCCTGGAGCAATTGACCAACGGCGTGCTGGTGGACATGGGGCCGGGCAGGGGCCTCTCCCCGGTGGAGGACGACATCATCTGGGAGCTTTCGTGCGGCGAGACCTATCCGGGAACGATGTGGGTAGCCGCCGACAGTGTTCCACTGGTTTTTCAACACCGAGGCAACGACTCCTGGGAATGTGTCTACAGCGGGCCCGTGCTGGCGGGCTTCGCTCCAGGGATAGGAGCCATGAAGTTTCAGAAGATACCGAACGCAGGAGTCTACGGCAAAGTAAGTAGGCTCTGGATGCTCCAGGGCAAGCACTTGGTCTGGCTTGAGATACCTCCCCAGGGGAACAACGTGCTGGACGAGGAGGAGTACCAAATGGCGCCGGAGGGGGCCATCGAGTTCTCCAAGATATTCGCCGAGCTTGACGAGCGGAGGAAGATTTGGTCGAGTCTAAAGCTCGTGACCGAGGGCCTTGACGGGACGGCTACGGCGTTCGCCCCGAAGGGCCGGGCGTGGATCGAGGCGGATACCGTTCTGGACAAGCCCGTGAGGATCGACGATAGTGGGGCTGTCCCTCCGCTAGGGTGGGGCTATCTCGGAGAGGACAAGGACTTCAACGTCTCTCCGTCTCAAGAGGAGTTCCTGACCGACTACTTCTCCGGCGATCAGATAGTGGCCAGCCGGGGCAAGTACCTCAAGCTTCGGCTGAGAATGAACCAGGTTGGCCGGCAGCCGGTGGTGAACGCTATGCTTGTGGAAAGCGTGGTCGGCCTGCCGGTCAAGTTCTCGTTCAGTATGACGAGCCTGTTCGAGGATCATCAGCTAGACCTGGGGGAGCAGAGGGACACGGACGCAGCTACCAGGCTGGCGGCCGACAAGCTCCGGTTGCTTGACGACTACGCCGACAACACGGAGGCGTTCACGATGCGCTGCATCGCCCCGGCCCTGCACGGGAAGAAGGTTGTCATCGGGGCCCCTCAATTCCAGCCGACGAAGCTATCCCCGCATTCGGCCGAGACAGAGAATCAGCGCACAGTCGAGGCGCTCGTGGCCACCATCGGGATCATCCAACTGGTTATCGAGCCGGCGCCGTAGTGAGCTACCAGTTCCCTGCCCCCAAGACAAAGCGAGCGCCCGAACAGGCTGACCAGCGGATAGGCAGGCTGCTTTCAACCCCCGACGAGAAGCTGCCGACGATCATTCAGGGCGAAGGGGTGGACTCCAAGGAGGAGGCCCGTGCCGCTATCGCACTAGAGATTCTCGGATGGAGCTACGTATTCCATGCCAAGTATTTCGGGGGCCAGCGTGTGCCTGGAGGTATGGTTATCGACCTTCTGGCGCTGACCCCGGTGGCCTGGACTCCGATCTGGGTAAACGGTCTCTATTGGCACAGGCTTCGCACGAACACGAGAGACATCGAGTTCTTTCAGAGATCGAGACTGGCCAGGTTGCCGAACCTAGCGCAGCCCGTCGAGGTCTGGGACTATGAACTCCAGACCATCGACCAGGCAGTGCGGACGCTGGCGAAGTATCTGGGGAGGGCATGATGCTGAACCTTGAGACACAGTGCGACATCTCCAGCTTTCAGAACGACTACGACGGCAACGATCCAGTGCACAAGCCAGGCAAGCCGATCAACTTCGAGCAGATGCACAACAAGGGCGTCGAGGGCGTGGCGATCCGCAAGTGCCTGGGGCGGGTCCACGACCCCTGGTTCGAGCGGAACTGGAAGGACGCCGGAGACGTACCCGGCCTCAAACGCACGGTCTACTGTGTGCCCTATGTAGCTTACGACATGGGTCCGCAGCAGCGAGTCATGGCCATCTGGCCGAGCGGCGGGACGTTCGACGGGCGCTGCGATGAGCCGGCCTGGGACGACGTTGAGCGCAAGCACGCACTCCCCCTCCAGACAGCGATCAGCCGCCTCATGCCCTATCACCTTGCGATGCTTGACACCTTCGACGACGTGGAGTTCTACACCGGGAAGGGGCCCTGGGAAGGGTGGTACTCGAAGGCGGCAGGATGGGGCGAGGATTGGGAGCTAGTCGTAGCCAACTACATGCCCCACCTGTACCAGCTAGCCATCAGCGAACTCAAGCATCGAGTCGCCGAGGGTCTCCTGCACCCGAGCGTTCCGAGGGGCTGGCTATACGACAAGAATGGCATCATGGTCCCGAGCGAGAAGCGGTGGCGGCAGTGGCAGATCAGCGCCGATGGAAACGGCCTTGGCCCATCCTACGGCGTACACTCGCACAGCGTTGACATCTCCTTCCGGCAGGTGCCAGCAGAGCCCGAAGCGCCCCCTCCGCCTAGCGGCCTGCCGGAAAAGGTGAGACAATTGAGGACGGCCTTCGGGGAGATGGATGACATTCTTCGCAAGGTCGAGCAAGAGGTCGGTGTATGAGCAAACTCAACGGCGAGATCAAGAAGATGGCGCTCAGGATAGCGGCCGGGGAGGGTGCTTACACCGCACGCCAGCGAGACAGCGCCATGATGTCCTTCCTAATGGACCTGCATGAGGTGGTGTCAGGGGAGGGGGGGCACGACGACCGGCTCAGGGTTCTGGAGAAGTACCCCGAGACGGCCAGGGCGATCATCAAGATCGTGCTCGGCGTAGGCGCCGTCGCCGGCTCGGTCGCAGCTATCTACGGCCTGTATCTCCTTGTCACATAGGAACTCGTTGACAACCCATCCCTTGACAAGCGCCGATCCTCGCTTATAATCGTGTCACCGTGAGCAATTGCGCCCGCTCGTCTGCACCACTCCTCAGGAGATCAGAATGGCCATTACTGGCAAGCTGACGCTGAGATACCAGCGTCGTGCTGGTTTTCCCGGCTACTCCCATATCGAGATGGAGACGGTCGAGGAGATCGTCTTGGAGGAGGGCGACGACGCCACCGAGGTTCGTCGTGGGTGGTTCGAGCAGGCTGCCCGAGAGATGGTCGAGCGGATCGAGCCGGTCGCCCAGAACTACCGCCGACCGGCGGCGAAGCCGACTGAGAAGAAGGCGCCCGAGCAGGAGCCTGGCAAGGAGCCAGCCCGCCGGCGGGGGAAGAAGCCCGTCGCCCTAAAGCCCAGACCATCGGAGGACGGGCCGAAGCAAACGAAGCTAGAGCAGCCCCCTCTCCTGGCAGACATGCCGGCGAAACGGTTGGTTGGCCGGCCGATGCCAGAGTACGACGACGCCGGCAACCGGCTACGAACCGTGGCGCAAAAGGGTTTCAGTGCCGCCGAACTCAACAGCGCATGGCGGGCCCTGCTCGACGTTGGCGTGGTCGAGGGCGAGATCAGCTTCGAGCGCCAAGACAATGACAAGCGCAAGAACATCCGGGACTGGATGCTCTTGTCACCGATGGACCCTGGCTTCTCCCAGGCCGAGCTACAGTGGACTGCCGAGCAGTACCTTCGGTATCGTGAGCAAGGAAACAATGCAGTCGAGTCGATGAGGGAGGTCGCCAATGACTACGCCATCACCTTCTCAGAAAATGCACCCACTCAGGCAGAAGGCGCTGGAGACCTTGGAGGAGGAAGTGAAGCGTCTCCGGGC